ACTGCAATCCTTGGTGTTGGGGTCACAGCTTTAGGAAGACAGGCAATATTAACATCTGCAAATTTTGAAAAATTAAACGTAAGACTTGGATTATTAACAAAAGCATCAGGAACTTTTGCAAAATCGCAAGAGATAGCGGCAGAAGCACAAAAATTATTTGGACTTAGTGCGACAGAAGCGCTTGAAGGAATAACAAATATTACTGCACGTTTGCAACCCTTGGGCGTTGGTGTTGAAGATATAAGAACAACATTTATCGGATTTAATACAGCGGCAAAACTGGCTGGAGCGTCAGCGATGGAAAGTTCCGCTGCATTTAGGCAATTAGCGCAGGCTTTAGGTTCTGGGCGTCTACAAGGCGATGAATTTAGAAGTATTGCAGAACAGGTTCCAACAATACTTGCGCCGATTGCCGCTGAATTAGGAACAACAGTTGGAGGATTGAAAAAATTTGCATCTGAAGGAAAATTAACAAGTGATGTTGTTATTAGAGCATTAAAAAAAGTTGAGCTTGATGGCGCAGATTCCTTGAAGGCATTGTTAGAAAATGACCCGACACAAGTATTTAAAAACTTAGGAAATGAAGCTGAAAATTTATCAAGAGCATTTGGCGATCAATTAGCCCCTGCTGTTTTACCTGTAATTAGAGCAATAACAAAAGTAACGGAAGCAATAACTAATTTTGTGGATTCGGGTGCGGGTCAAGTCACTTTGATATTTACTGCAATAGCTGTTGCCGCAAAAGGTATTTCAATTATAACGCCTGTAATTATTGGACAATTAGCGACTTTGGCTACATCTTTTCAAGTCACTGCAATAAATTCTGCATTAGCTTCAACTGGTTTAAAAGGTGTTGCGGCTTCTTCGTTCTTGGCAGCGGGAGGTATTTCAAAGGCCACAATTGCTCTTACTGCCTTCAAATTAGCTCTTATAAAAACAGGTATTGGAGCCGCGATTGTTATTCTTGGAACTTTAGCGGCAAAATTTATTGATAATAAAAATTCAGCAAAAGAAGCTGCGGATGCCGCAAAAGCATTTGACGATAACATAAAAGGAATAACTGAAACGGCACCACAGACAGAAGCTGCGCTAAATGCTCTAACAATAGCTAATAAAGAATTTCAGCTTTCACAATTGGGGCCGGGTCGAAGTGATAGCGGAACGAGGAAACGACTAGAAAGAGAACTTGAATTATTGAGAGAAAGACAGATAATTTTACAAGGCGAAGATGACAGGCAAAAAAATATTCTTGATAAAAATAAAAAATTTAACGATGCGACAATTGCAAAGTTAAAAGAAATTTCAAGACTTGAATCTGAACTTGCAGGCAAAAAAGAAAACGAAATCATACTTGAAGAAAAAATCAACGAAATCAAGAAAAATTTTGAAGGTGCAGACGCGAAACAGTTACTAAATTTATTGAAAAAAGAAGAAGGATTGAAAAAACAACTTCAGCTAATGAGACAACAAGAAGAACAAGCAAAAAAAATTAATGACGCTTTTAGGCAAATTGGCGATGATATTGCTTCAGGTGTAACTGATGCTTTGGTCGGTGCGATTCAAGGAACAAGAAGTCTTGGAGAAGCGGCAAGATCAATTCTTAATGATATTGCATCATCTTTGTTAAGGCTTGGAATAAATACACTTTTAGGCAATGTCTTTGGGATTGGGATATTTGGCGGTAGAAATAAGTTAGGAGCCGTAACCAGCCCAATAATGACATCCGCAAATGGTGGTTTTATCCCCGGCGGTAGACCCTCACTCGTAGGGGAAAAAGGGCCGGAGCTATTTACACCCGCTAGAGGTGGATTTGTAACGCCGAATAGTATGCTTGGTGGCGGTGGCATTGTCAATAATATAAATGTAAATATAGAGGCGGGTGGCGGTCAAAACGTACAAGCGAATGAAAATCGAGGAAAAGAACTTGGCGTTGCTCTTGCTGCGGCGATACAATCAGAATTAATAAAACAAAAAAGGCCGGGAGGTTTATTAGCAACTTAAAATGGCAACCTTTCCAAGCATCACACCCACATATCAAGGATTTTCAAAAAAATCTGCGCCCGCTGTTCGTACAGTAAGATTTGCAGATGGATTTGAACAAAGAATTTTCTTTGGATTAGCAAGCAATCAAAATCCAAAACTTTATAACGTAAATTTTGAATTAAGTGAAACTGAATCAGATGTTGTTGAAGCCTTCTTAGATAGTCGCGCCAACGATCAGGAAAGTTTTACATTCACACCGCCCGGCGAGGGTTTCACAAAAACAGGTACATACTCTCAAAGTGGTACAACTGTGACTATCAGTATCACTTCACATGGCGTTGCAGTCGGCGATGTTTTGACGATTGATTACACATCGGGATCTGCAACAGATGGTTCTTTTGTTGTAGCAACTCAAGTTGACGCAAATTCATTTACAGTTACGGCGGCTTCAAGTGCAACTAATAGCGGAAATGTTTCAATCACTCTTTCAGGAGCTAAAAAATTTGTTTGTGAAAACTGGTCAAAATCAATTCCTTATAACAACAGGGCGTCAATCAGTGCCACATTTAGACAAGTATTTGAAGCATGAGTACAGACAAAATTGTTAGTGATTTACAAAAGGTTAATCCGTCAGCGGTAATTGAACTTTTTACTTTGACTCTTGATAATTCATTACACGGTGCGACAACAACATATCGTTTCCACGCGGGAACAAGTTTGAAAGATAACGGCGAAATAATTTGGCAGGGTAACGCTTATACACGATTTCCTGTAATGGCTGAAGGTTTTCAGTATGGAAAAGGGCAACTTCCGCGCCCGACTCTTACTTTTTCAAATGCTCTCGGAACCATTTCTGCAATTCTTCTTTTAGTCAATCAAACAACAACAGGTAATGATTTGACAGGAAGTACTGTAAAAAGAATAAGAACGCAGGCAAGATTTCTTGATGCCGCAAATTTTCCAAGCAATGTAAACCCATACGGAACCCCAGACAACACGGCAGAATTTCCACAAGAAATTTATATTATTGATAGAAAATCAGCAGAAAATAGAACTGTCGTATCTTTTGAACTTGCGGCTGTTTTTGATATGGCGGGAGTAAGAGCGCCCAAACGTCAATGCACTCGTTCTGAATTTCCAAGTATTGGATTAATTACAGGATGAATTGGAAGGCTGACGCACTGCTTCATGCTAAAGAACAAGACCCGAAAGAATCTTGTGGACTTTTGCTAAATATTTGCGGAAAAGAAAAATATTTTCCTTGTCAAAACTTAGCAATAACTTCGCATCAATGTTTCATAATGAATCCAGAAGATTTTGTTGCGGGGGATTCTCTTGGAGAAATTATTGGAATAGTTCATTCGCACCCGACAACGCCGCCTGTTGCTTCAGAAGCCGACAAAATAAGCTGTGAGCAATCAAATTTGCCTTGGTATATTGTCAACCCTAAAACAGAAACGTGGGGCGAATATGCGCCTTCAGGATATAAACCAGATATGATTGGCTTGCCTTGGGTTTGGGGTGTTTCTGATTGTTGGTCGCTTGTTCGCAGATATTACAAAGAAAAATTAAATATAGAACTAAGAGATTGGGAAAGGCCGACAACACCCGAAGAATTTCAAGACGATCCGATGTTTGAAAGATGTGCAAAAGATACAGGATTTGTTGAATTAAAAAAAGATGAAAAATTGAAAAATAACGATTTATTATTTATGTCAATTGGTGCTGTCGGATTGAATCATGTGGCGATTTTTGTAGATGGCGATGTAATACACCATTTAAGAGATAGACTATCTTGTAGAGAGCCTTACAACCCTTGGTTGTTAAAATGCACAGGAATGAGGTTGCGTTATGCTTCGTAAAATTAAGTTGTATGGAGAACTGGCAAAACAAGTCGGTCATAAAGAATTTGAGGATATAAATGTTGCAAATGTAGCCCAAGCAGTAAGTTTTTTAATAAATAATTTTCCGCAACTAGAAAGCCACATGGCAAATAGATATTATAAAGTTATTGCTAATGATGAGGAAATTGGTCAAGACGAGCTTCACAATCCTATTGGTAAATCAGATATTTCTTTTGTACCTGTTATTTCAGGTT